AAGGAAGCAAACGGGTCGAGGCGTTGGTAAGAGATGTACTGATCCCCAACTTTAATGCTGTAAGGACGCCACCCGGTTTGCATCTTAATCTTTTTCTCGTTTTCATCGGCAGGGCCACCGCCAGTAATCGTGCCAGAAATAGCGGCCATAACAGCCGTGGAAGACAAGCCCAAGCCAACGTAAATCTTGCCACGGGCGGCGGCTTCAACCATCGGATCGCCGGACGCCAACTCCCTAGCAAGCCTGAGTTTTTCAGCGCCTAGGAACGGAATCTTTTCAAGACCAGCACCGTAAACAGCCGCGCCGTAAGTGTACTGCCCGACCATCTTTAAGATGTTCATCGGTGTTGTCACAAACGGGACGACCAAACGAAGCGCCGGGTGGTTGCTCGCGGCCCGTTCCAAGAACAACTGGAAAGACGCCTTTCCTGTCAAAGGATTGCGTTCCCCACGGCGGGTGAACGTAACCTCTTGGGCCACGTCAAAAGCGTAATCAGAAAGCGCACCACGCGATGAGTCCCAATTCTTTGAAACATAATCAGCAATAAAGTCTGCGGCTTCAAGACCGTTAACATCGTCCCCAAACTGCCTAGCCGCTTCCACAACCGCCTGAGCCCGGACGGCTTTCTTTGTGTAGCGCCGTCCGTCGCCCATAATGATGTTGCTAAGGCGTGCGTTGACCCACTCTGCCACAGCCTTGGGATCGGTAGATTTCTCGCCAAGCGCTTCCATGGCCTCGATTGTGGCTTTAGCCTTGGCGTAAGAGCGGTAGTTAATCTGCTTAAAGAACTCGTCTGTTCCGTTAAGGATTCTGCTAGGTGTGCGAACAACCGTCCCAAAGAAGTCAGAGATACCAGCCAACACAGGGTTAGCTTCGCGCTCCTGACCAAGCAGTTTAGTTACGTTTTCCCCGGTAATCGCAGGGCCTTTTTCAATCGGGGACGAAGAGCGCTGTAAAATGCTGTCGCCTTCTTTAAAGGCTTTCATTCCAAGCTCCATGGCCTCTTTCCAAGAGTCCATCATGTAGCCGTAGACGTTAATAAACTCATCGGCCATCATCTTGTATTTTGTGTCACCCGTTTTTTGGTACATCCTGTACGATCCAAGCGCTGACGTAATGGGCTTGAGCATCGTGTTAATTCCAGTAGATAGGGCGTTAACCGCAAAAGTTCTCGGGCCAGACAAGAGGAAGTTAATCCACAACTCATTGTGCATATCCAAAGCAGACACGGGCGCTTGCGAAACAAGGCCAGCCGCCCCGTGTTTGGAATAAAGCTTGTCCAGTTTTTCTAGGGTAATCTCAACTTGTTCCTTGCCGCCAGCCTGTTCCATAAGGCTTTTGGCGTATTCAACAAGAGTCGTGGTCTCTTTAATCTGCTTAAACACGTTAAGGTTGCGACCAGCCGCAGAGCGGACAGTCTGGTATCCAAACAACACCTCGCGAAGGTTGTCTTGGACTTGGGTAGCGGCCAAATAGCTTTCAGCGTACTTCTTTAAAATTGTGGGGTCGTTAGGCGATTTAAGGAGCCAATCACGGGCCCTCAAGAACTCAGCCGTGTGCTGGCCTTGCTTATCCTTTAGGGCCACGGCCATGCCGTAGTAAGCGCGGATACGTGCGTCTAGGTGGCGCTCGTTACGGGCATCCTTAGCCAGACGGCTTAGAACGGCGTTACCGCCATCCATCTTCTTAATAAAATCTAGGGCTTCTTTGGCCACGACTTCTTGCGTTCTGACGGGGCCTTTTGCCTTTTCGAGCACGTCAGCAAACGTCTCCATCAAAGCCAAGGACGCACGGTGCGCTGTTTCCGTATCCTTAAAGTCCTCCAAGTTAAAAACAGGCCGTCCGCTGTCGTCTACCCAAGCTTTAGCTAGGTTCTGCAAATCAGTCGGGTTAGCTTCAAAAATCTTAACGTAATTCTCAAAACGTTTACGTGTTTCCGGGCTCACCTCTGGAAGAACTCGGCCATACTCTCCCGGGTCGGCTCCAATCGTCCTAGCCCTAGCCATGAACTTAGCGTCGGTGTACCTAGGGGTTTTCTCAGCAAGCTCTAAAGTAGACAATTTCCATCCGCCCCAAGTTGGCTTCTTTCCGTAATTTTCTCCCTTTAGAATATATTCAAAAATATCGTTTAGCGTAGCCGGGTCTTTTCGGCCAAACAAAGAACTTAAACTTTCTTTGATTTTTGTGAGCATCTCCTCAAATACAGCCACCAAATCTTTATGCTCTGTTTTGTTTTTGATTACGTACTCGGCAAAAGACTGAGCAAACCATTCGGTTTCGTTCTTGGCGTAGTATTTCGGGTAGAAATCGGGATCAGAAGTCTTCCGTCCTCCTCCAATACCTTCCCTAAAGAAATTAACCCTTTGAGACCGCGTTGTTGCTGAATAAGCATCAGTTACAAGCCTCTTTTGTTCAGGGCTCAAAAGAGAGTAATATCCAGAATGCCCGTATTCGTGCCAAAACGTAGAAAGCGTCTCGGCGTCTTTTTCGTTTACTTTGTATTTGTCGGCTAACGCCTTTTTAAGCGTGAGCAAAGGTTTCCACCCGGGAAATACTTCTCCTTCTTTTAAAACTTTAGTTTCAATAACGCCGCCTCTTCCAAGGCTTGTGGATTTAGACGTTAAAGTAGCTACTTCTAAATTTTTAAGATATTCGTCGTTTGTCTCGGCTTTCCAAAGCGTCCCAATAATAAGGTCTTTGCCGTTTTCTGTTAAGCCCTTGTCCTCAACAAGAAGGTCTAGGCGTTTGGTAAACTTTGCGTGGCCTTCTCCGCGCTGGTCAAAAGCTCCTCGTAGCTCTTGCGGGCTAGCGAACTGATTGATAGGAGCGTCGCGACCTAAAAGAGTTTGGCCTTGAGCTAAATCTTGTTTTAGCCCCTCAGCACCTTCAATAGATTGCCTAAGCTGATCTTGGCGACCAAGCTCAGTTTCCATCACTTGAGCGGATTCGCGTGCGGACTTTACCAGCGGGTCAATCTGCTTTCCAGCTTCTTCAAGAACTTTTTCTGCTTCAGTAGTCTTCCCGGCTTCAGCGAGGTTTCTGGACTTCTTAAGAGCCTTAATCCCAAGCATAATGCCGTCTACAACGCCGCCAACCATCACCCCTTCAAGGACGTTTTTAATACGGCCTTCAAGAAGGCTGTCATCTTTGTCAGCCGCTAGATATTCAGTTACAGGGTTTTCTAGGCCCGGAACTCCTTGGATAAGATTTGAAAGACGCTCTTCATGTTCGTCAAAAACTGAGAAATCTGCTACAGCACCCGCAACGGCTCCACGGCCTATCTCGGACTTTTGAAGCCATCGCCCAATCGAGCCCATCCGAGCCAGTTTGCCAAGTTTAGCGGCCTTGTTAATCTGACCAAACACCGGGATAAACCCGACGGCAAACTCTGTCCCTACCTCAACAAACCCGCCTACCGCTGTTTTCGTTTTAGGAAGGTATTGGGTAAGCAAATCGTTAGGTAGCGCACCAAAAGCCACCAAATCCGCCACGCTTTCAACCGCCCCGGCTACGCCTCTAGCCGCCCCGGTTGCGGCATCCAACAAGTAATCTTCAGCCCCTAGCTCTTGAGTGGAAGGAGCCAGAGCATCCTGAGCAGGGCTAAGAGCGGGCTGGTTAGGCTGTTCAGGGGTTTGTAGTTTAGGTGCTGAAATCTCAATGCTTTCAGAAGGCTGAGGCTGAGGAGCAACGGTTGGTTGTTGAACTGGTTCGGCTACAACTGCACGACGACGAGTGAGTCCGCCTTGCTCGAGCTCGGTGTAAACTGAATCAATCTCCTGATTTAATTCTTCAGGAGATACCTGATCTAAAAAATCCATTATAGTCCTCTGCCTCGTCCAAGAGATTCAACCGCTAGCGCTTGGGCTTGGAAAAACTGCGGCACATCGCGAATGCTTAAATTCTCCATAATCTTCCTTGCACGTTCATCCCCGTTTCTATACGCAATTCGGAAGCTTGCAAGCTCTTCTACAGAGGTAAACACCGGGGTTACAAGGGGGTTAAGGTTAGGGTCAATCTCAATGTTTTCGTCAGTCTGACCGTAAAAGATTTCAGCCGGGGTGTATCCTTTAGAAGCCTTAGCTGTCCAATAGCGATACTTGTCAGCTTCCATTTTAGCTGTGCTTTTAGGGACATCATACGTCCGCACGTCCATAATAAGGTCTGAACTAGGGGCCAATAGCTTAGTTTCAGTCTTTTTCCTCACTTCTTCGGCTGTGCGGGCGACAACTTTATCTACTTTAGCGTCCAAGCGAGCCAAATCACGCTTAATAATATCAGCCCGGTCAGGAGCAATACCCATTTTAGAAGCCCTAGCTAGTTCAACAATGTTCCGAATGCGGTTACGATACGTCTGTACTTGAGAAACTTCGTCAAAATTTAGCCATCCGGGTCCAGCCAAAGACTTATCGGTATCTTGCGCGGCCTCTGCTTTAGCCCGGACCTCAGCGTTGCGTTTTTCTTCAATATCAATGGCTTTAATCTGCTTGTTTCCGTAATCTTGAAGAGTTTTTACAACCCTTTCGCGTACGTTATTCATAACAATCGGAGCGGCTTTATCTTGAGTCATGCCCGGGTTACCAGCTAAGTAGGCGTCCATCTCGACTTTTACAGCTTTATTAAATTCTAGGTCTACAAGCCCGTCCAAGGTGTTGGCGACGGCTGGCCTGTCATCAAATTCGATGGCAATCGAGCTCTTAACTGCCGCCCGGGCCTCGGCGGATGACTGACTTTTCAGTAAAGGCTCATAACTTTTTAAAGACTGCAACGCTTCAAGCATTTTAGCTTGGTTTGTTCCGTTAAACCCGCTCTCTTGGCCAAGATCGTAGAGTCTGTTGGCCTCGGCAATGTCGTTGTTGACGATAGCAGTCTGAAACCTTGTCATATGCTCGGAGTTAGGCTGTGCGTTAAGGTTACGGCGTTCCTCAACCAGCTTCCTGACCGTGTTTCCAATAACTCCGTGTAAGTCGGTCTTGGTGGATAGAGGAGTTTGGACAAAGTTCCCAGAGCCGTCAGGAAGAGGAACGTTGGCGGCAATAAGAGCGCTGGTAATATCGTTGATAGCGTTCGGGTCGTTTATGTTCTTGTACTGATCAATCAAAATATAAGCCCTGTCTTGCGCGGCTGTAAGAACGTTTCCTCTCTCCTGAAGAGCGGCCCCTTCTTCAGTCTGCATTGTTCGTATAACCGCCTCTTCCATGTTGTTGAACAACTCTAAAGTATTCCCCTCACCCACAATATAACCGTTAGGCAGTTTGGTGTTCTTAATTGAATCAATGACCGAAAGGGCTTTGTCAGGATTAGAGCGGCGCAACTCGTCAATGTAAGGCATGACCCCGGTTTTAATGGCGTAGTAAGTTGGGTTTGACATCCCGCTTGAGGCGGCTTCGCCAACAGCCGCAATGAAAGAGCCGACAACTGCTTGCGTTTGCTCTTCGGAAGGCAAAGCTTCAGCGGATTTAAAGCCGCGCTGAATAGAAATACCAAGTTGGTTCCTAGCGTCGATCTCGCGCTGTTCCAAACGTCTGTTTAGCGCCGACGTTGAAAAAGACTTAAAAGTGGTGGCCGCAACTTCATTAGCCGCCGCCTTTGCAAAAACCGAATCTAAATTAAAACCAGACTTCTTTTGATATTCCGCCCACGCTTGGGCCTGAATGGATTCAATGGGCTCGGTATTCTTTGGATCGGACATTTTGCCCATCCAATTTTGGTGAAGGTACTCTTGGAATCCCGGTGCAACAATGTTTTTAGCCGTATTCTCCATGTAGCTTTTCCAGTACATGGGGTTACTGCTTTCTTTTAGAACGCCAGCTTTAACAGCGTTTTGGAATCCCATCCGAAGAACTTGTCGGGCTTTTTCGGGATCGGAATTGGCGTCTGCTTCACCTTCTTGCCGGGCCTCAACAGCCTCGTTACGCAAGTAGGTAAGACCAAAAGAAGCAAGCTGTGAGTTTAAACCTTTAAGAGATTCAGCAACTTGCAATAGCTCGTTTGACTCCGGGGGCAACGGAGCGGCGGGCGCTGGCGGGGCCATAAGCTGAGAAGCTTGGACCAGCGGCGACGGCGTGATAGAAGGAGCAAAGCCTAAACCTCGCTCCGCTCTGCGCGGAATGATTCTTTCCTCGGCCATTAGATGTTAAAGCGCCACCCGTCACCGCCGGGGGTGGTGTTGTCTTGCAAGCCGCCGCCGCCAGTTCCGCCCTGATAGTAACGGCCTTGGTAGTAAGTCTGACCAGCGCTGAGAACGTTGCCAAGAGCGTTAATAGCAAACCCAGCAAAAGAGGGGCGCTGAATTGGGCGGTTGATTTGAGCAATGTTCATTTGAGAAGCGAGGCGGGAGGTGTCTAAGTTCATCTGCAAAGCCTTGTTCATGTTCTTTGTAGTCTGCTCGTAGTAAACATCGCGCATCTGCCCCTGCCTAGTGCTGGCTTCAAAATAGCCTAACTCTTGGCGGTTGATTTCCCCCAAAAGCGATTCAACTGCAATGCCGCCAATACCAGCTTCGCCAGCGGCCACCGTGGCCCGGGACGACGCCGCTCTAGCTTCCATTGAAACTTTATTAAGTTCCCGCGAAGCGGCTTCTTTTTCCTGTGCCTGACGCAAGCGAAGCGCTTCTTGTTCTTGTTGGTTTTTTAAAGCTAATTGGGCTTGTTCTTGTTGGGCACGCTGTTGTTCCAGCGTGATCATTTGATTTTGGTAAGCCGCCTGTTGGCTGGCTTGCTGTTGCGCCCCTACATACTGAAGGGCGGAAGAAGCAAGGCCGACTACAAGAGCACCAATGGCGAATACTGCGGGGGCACACATATATCAGAGTTTTACGCTTAGAAATTCAATGTAGGGTTCTTTATTCAATCCGTATTCCTTATACTCCCTAATAAACCTGAAGCCAAGCCATTTAAGCCAATCTACGTGCAATTTATTCCAAAGGCACACGACGTTAAATAGGATGGGGTATAGTTCGTGAAAGGATTTAATCCAATTAGGGCTTTGACGAAGAAAAGCAATCTTTTCCTTTAGTAACTCGTTGCTACCCAACAACCAAATTACGCCAACCGTTGGGCTATAATGATTTACGCCAAAAATAGCTACAACCTCGTTTTTAATGGTTATGCTGTATGTATAGGGGGATTGAATAATACCTTGTTCTATAGCCTTCCCGGGACAGCCCGTAGTTACGGCCCTTATTTCACGCAAGTCTTCAGGGCGAAGCTTAGGAGCTAGGGAAAAAGCGTCTTCAGGAAGCGCCTTTCGGACAGCGCAACCACGCTCATAATCCCAAACTTCGTCAGCCAGCCCTTTGAGAACGGGAGACGTATTGTGCCTCGACGTCCAGCGAAAGGATGGAGCAGGGGTGGGGTGAGTCATTTACAAGTTTGATTATTACTTGGTCGTTTTTAGAAAGGATAGGAAAACGGAACGTCCCGTCGCGCAGAGAGTCAAAGTTAACAGCCGCAGTTGTGGTTCCAGCCGCTTGGTTGTTACAAATATATTCGTAGGTTGTTGGGTATACATTATTTATTGGAATAACCCTAACCTTAAAAGTTCTGGTTTTATCGTAAGAAAGCGACGCTCTACGTAAATAGAGCTTTCCAACGGAGACAACTGTTGGATTGCCCCGGGAGCCGGGAGCTCTAATCACTACACGACCAAGAGTGTGCTCCATTGTGTAATTTTCCCCGATCCACAGCGGGACCGCAGAGTAGTTACCTTTTACAGTTAAAAGAAAGTTATCTACTGAGTTGACCGGGACCACACCGCCGCCAACTCCTGTAGTAATAGGCAGTTGTCCCGGTCCTCCTCCGACAGATTGCGGAACGTAACCCGGTCCAGAAGGCGCTGTAGCTCTGGTAATTACAGCCGCCTTAGCCGGGTCAATTCCGTAAGGAAGCGTAAACGTTGTAAGCCCGGTGTTAGAATCAAAAGACTTGGTTACAGCGGCGCTACTTACTTTTCTGTCTAAAAGTACTGAATAAATTGACGTAGCGTCGGATTTGTTGGATTGAAAATCAATTCTCTCCAAATACGTTCCGTCAACTCTCGTAGTGACGACGTATAACTTGTTGTCGATAAAATCCACATTTTCAATAAAAGTCAACCCGGAAGATGCGTTTGGATCATCCGGGTCGCTACCAATGGTAAACTTACACCAAGCAGATTGTAGCTTTTCGCTTCCGTTAAAAAAGTACTTATACATATAAAAGCCGTTTTTTAGGCCGCTAGACATCACAACAATCATCTGCTCGTTATCCGACCCAACAATCTTTGAAACAGTACCTTTAATGTAAGATGGAATGGAAGCTGAAATGTCAACTCCGTCTAGGTATTGGCTTTCCGGGTTTAGATAGTATTCCTGAATCCCTGAAAACGAATCGCGGTCAAAGGCAAAGTAAATGTTTTTTCCAACAGCCACAGGCTGACTGCTAGTAGAGCAAGCAAAGTTAGTGGTGTTCTGAATAGATACGGTTTTGGAAGTAAGGTTGTCTGCGCTTTGCAGGGAAAACTGAGTCTGGTCAGAAAACAGTAGGAGCTTTTCGTTAAATGGGATTCCAGCAAACAGAATAGAAACTTTATTAGAGCTAGAAGCTACGTCGATTGGGTCTGAGTCTAGAAGCTGAGTAACGGTAGTTCTGTAAAAATTAAAAAACTCACTAGCTTCAGACAAAATCACATTCTCGTCGCACAAAAAGCCAAGCCTGTTTCTAAAAAACAAAATATCTTTAATTTTTCGGTCTACAAATGAAGCGCTTGGGTTGCTGTCTTCGTCTCCTACCAGCCGTTCTCCCCAATATGGAATTTCGTATGTAAAGGCGTTTCCCGGCGCTGTGTATGTATCGCCGTCAAGTGCTGTAAAAAGAAAAGAACCGTTTTGCAATCTAATAAGCGCATGAGGAAGAGTTTCTTCATCTAAAGCAAATTTAATTCCGGGCTGAACAGTTTCTTTCCACACTCCAGTACCTTCCGATCCGTTAGATGCGTCAAATTTTACCCAATACTCATCGCCTTCGTCGTCAGGCTCTCCAGCCACTTTAACAATAAACCCGTGTTTTCCTTCTGCTGGTAAATCTAAAAAGCTTTGCACTTCTTCGTTAATAAGCTTAAGTCCAGTACCGCTTTGAGAGTCGGATACTGCGATGGAAAAGGCGGCGTTGTCGTTTCTTTTAATGTAAACTGAAGACCCAATCTGGATTACTGATGCAGTAGGAGTGGTCTGGTTAAAGCTTGCATTTGTTCTAATAGCGGCGGCTAAAAATTGAGCAATTTTAGCTGTACTGGCTGATTCTTTTTCAGGCCACGTAGTTTCTGTTGGCTGGGTCCCGTTAGACACCCAACTGTACCCCTTTCCACCAGCGGGGCTTGTGGTTACGTAATCCGTGTTTCCGTCACCTGTCATTACGGTATATTTAGTTCCGTTTATTGTAACGCTGTATTCAGCGCTGTATGCCCCTTGCGAAACAAATATCATGGCTTCATACGGCCTTGAAGGTGTTAAGTTAGCGTACTCTTGAGCAGTTTTTTGTTTGTTTAGAACAAGAGTAAAATCAGCTACAGACAGACATTTTAAGTCTACATTGGCCGTGGCGGGAATATAATCAAAAGCGTCGTTTCTTGTAATAACCGTTTTTTCAACCCCATTCATATCCCAAACTCTTACTGCATCGTTTGGATTGAAAACTACTGTATATCTTTCTCCTGAATCTCGGTTAATTGTGTGCCACTTTGCTCCAGTTGTATCTTCGAAAAACAGAGGCGCAATATGGTTGGTGCACGGCCTTTTAACTAAACCGTCCACAAGCGACGGGTAGGCGTTAATAGATTCTTCAGCTTGCGACGCGAAACGAAGAGCGTCGGCCTGTTGGCTCACCCCGCTAATTAAGTTCGGGATGCTGATCGAGACTAGGGCCATTAGCGTAGGATAATGCGGGCTACGTCGTAATTGTCAAAAACAGAAGGGTCCCCGGTGTCGTTATCAAATTCTTTAAGTTGTGCTAAAGCTAGCATCTCGTCATTTATCAAAGAACGAGCGGCGTCCCCTGATCCGACAACGCGATCTTGGAATATCCTTGAAGCCCTAGTTGTGATGTAGTACCGGGCTGGTTCGGGTAGCTCCTCAAAAGAAAGCAAGAGGATAATCTCGCCTTTTAAATCTTGGGTAAAAACAAAGGTATGGTTTTTTCTATCGTATAGTTTCGTCCCGCGCTGAACAACGTCAACGTCGTGATAGATGGAATTGTCAACGTCAACTCTCACAATGTTTTGAGAGAGGTTAATGTTGTTGTTTACGTCTCTGGAAAGGGGGTAATCTTTTTCAGTATTGAAGTGCCAACCCATGATTTGAACCGCTCTGTCCACTTCGTCAAGGACTTGGACAGCAATTCGAGCGTCAACGGAAGTGCCCTGAAATAATGTATTTACAGGGGATTCACCAATAGCAGTCAGCATTTGGTTGACCGCTTCCAGCTTGGTCATCGGGGTAACTGGCATATCGAAAGGTATTTACTACAGAAAAAGAGAGACCCTGCAAGCCATTAGTTTGATTAGACTCGGGGAAGGAAGGCGGGGCTAAACACCCCTAATAAAGTTCCCGAGAACCAAGACTAAGACTTGCAGGGCCCTCTAAGTTAACTACGGACGAGCGGCTCCGTTGAACAACTCGACGGCGCACTCAGGGCGAAGGATACCGTGACCCATCGCGTACTTAGCGACCATGAAGTTGCCTTGGAGTTCGATCTTGTACTCGTTCTCGACAGCGAGATCGAGGAGCTTAACCGTACCCACCGCGTTTTTGTGGAAGACCACGCCAACGGTGTTGGAGAAGTTTCCAATATAACCGCCGTTATTTCCCTCAGAGGAAGTAACGTTGGTGCTTGGGAGGTTATTGCTCTTAACGATCTGAACGCCAGCGACGCGAACCACCGAGCCGTCCACATAGCTACCAACCGCATTGGCATTGCCAACGGCGGCGAGAGCCTGAACCAGCTTGTAGTAGTTGGCCGGGGAGAGCACGCAATAGCGCTCTTCGGACGGCACGTCGTTTTCGTCGAGTTTCTGAGCCGCGCTGTAGATGTCTTCAGCGAGGTCAGCACCCGTGGGCGTCAGAGAGCCCACATTGATGAACGAACCAGCTTTGCCACCAGAAAGGTTAGCGGAGGCCCGGGAGGCCAGCGTAATAACCTTGGCAATCGTGGTATCGAATTTCTTCGACAGCGCACGACCGAGTTCGGTGGTGTAGATGGAACGCACGTCATAGTGATTCATCGCCTCATCGATCTTCGCCACAAAGGTCGAAGCGGTCAGAAGACCGTCGATGGTGATGACTTTCTCGCTGTGCGCGATGGAGTTAATATAGGAGTTTGCCGCGAGCAACATATTGTCGCCGGGGCTGTGATACTTCGCTGTAGCTGTGCCAGTAACAGGAAACTGAGCACTCTTGCCGCTCTCAATAGTACGAGTCAGGTGCAAAGGTTTGAAGACGTTTTCAGTCTCAAACGTGGTCAGCACCTCTCCCGCAAACTTCTTGAGAAACAACTCGAGATTATCGGCGTTTCCCTGCTTCAGGCCCAAACGCGAAACGGTAGTTTCAGAGGCCATTTTGTTAGTTACCTTTCGGGTAGAGTTTCTTTTTTCCCATCCCTAGCGGGACAAGATTAAGTGTTTTTGTGCTGGTCACACCCGAGTAAAGCCTTTTCGAGTCGCAGTTGTCCCGCCGTAACGGGGCTGGCCTAATCAGACCATCTCTAAAGATGATCCCAATTTTCAAAAACTGAAATCTATTTATCCTTTGGAGGAGGACCTGTCAACCAGCCTTCTGGCAGTTTTACTTTTTTAGCAGACTTTTCCCATTCCTTACCATTCCAGAAGTAAACAAATCCCTCTGTCTCCGGGCCAATCCTAAGCATGGTATCCCCGGTAGTATCAACGAATATCAGGTTTTTTGTCTCTGAGGTACTCGCGCATCCTGTCAGACCAACGAGCGTGCAAAGTAGAAGGGGGAGGCCCAAGATCAGTACCCTTAACTGGCCTACTTGCATCTTTGACCTCCCCCTTAATGATTTTCCAGATAGCCAGAATAAGGGCCTCAATAAGACCCCAAAACATGGCTTAGTCCTTTTTAATCTTGGCAATCAGGGACCAACCGAGGCCAACAGCGGCAACAACGCCACCTACGATGGCTTCAACAGCGGCCTGATCGACAGTACCCTTGGCAACAAAGTAGCCGCCAACGGCAGTCAGAATATGCCGAATAACGGCACTAATGATTTCAGGTGTCATGGTTTTTATTTACCTTTCTTTTTGATGGCAAACCCGCCCATCTTATTTTTCATCTTAGAATAAACCTTAGGATCAACCGTAGACTTTTTCTTGCTACGGCTGATTCCCAAGCGCTTCCTTCGATTCATGTTGGCGTAAAGACCATTCATGTTGGTTACAGAATGTTACTGATAGCCAAGCGCTGTTCAACTTCTTTTCTGTAGGCCGGGTCAGCTTTGTACTTGGGGTCAGACATGGCTCGGGTGAGCTCGGCGGTGCTCCTAAACGGCGCTGTGCTACCTTGAGTCTGAGAGCCGCTGAGAAGCCTAGGCTGTTTATAGGAGCCTCCCTGAGCGGCTTGGTAGCGGGCATACATACCCTTAACTGCCATCGCCGCCTGTTCTGAGGAGCCCTCCAACATGGAGTTGTAAACGTTTAGCTCGTTCTCGGGAACGTTAGCCGCCGCCCAATCGCGCATTGCTACGAAGTTGTCTTGGCCCCCAATGTCGTTAAGCAGTCCAGACGTGGACTTCTCGGCAATGGCCTTTTGGCCTTCGATGTATGCCTCAACAACTTCCCGAGGGTAGCCCATTTCGTTTAGCTTTGAAAAGCTTTGATCAGATAGCTGGCCTTTTTCGCTGTACTCCTTGGAGAAATCAACGAACTTGGTTTCCCAAGCAGACGCCACCGCCTGTTCTTGCTTAGACTGTTCTTCAGTCTTTGCTGGCTGGTTAGCTTTGTCTGCTTCGTTCTCTGCTTCAGCGCCCTGCCGGGGAGCGCCCATTTTCTTTTCCAATTCACCGTAAGCCTTAGCGAGGTCCTCCGCGCTTTTAAACTTCTCGGGAAGCCATTGCGGGCGATCCGGGGCGTTTGTATCTACCTTGCTATCTACGGGTGCATCAGCCGGAGCCATCTCAGGCTGAATAACTACTGATTCAGTTGCCATTGTTTTCTTCCTTCCTTTCGACCCAAGTTATGGTTGTGGTGGTTCCGGGGCCTGATTTTGCGCTTGAGTCATCGCAACATCAGTAAAGCTTTTTATAGCTTGAGGACCAAGCTTGTTGGCCATCTGCATCATCATGGCGTTTTGCGAGCTTTGTGCAATCTCTTCTTGAGGTTTAATTAAGCCTTCGGTGTCGATGCCCAGAGAAGTAGCCCGGCGCTTCAAATAGTCTTCAATGTTAATATATTGCCCAATAGCTTCTGGCCCAAAGATTTGCCCAATCCCTGCCAAGAACAGATCAAGCTTGTTTAAGTCGTTACCGCGCCCAAGGGCCTCAACGCCTGTGACAATCATTGGGCGAATAAGGTTATTTTTGGGAAGCTTAGGCAGTCGGCCCTCTTTGCCCATACGGGTCATCAGACGATCAACCAAGGGTAGCTGAAACTCTTGGCTCAAAATCGAGTAAGCGCCGCCCAAAGCAGTTTCTAGCTCTTGGGCCATGAAACGGATTTCTTCGGCGGTCACCCGCTCGGCTTGACGCTGAACGGAAGTATTCAGCAAGAAGGCAAAACCAAGGCGGGTCTGAATTTCAGCCATCATCTCTTTAGCTACCCGGAAGTCCGCATACTTTTCCATTTGCAAAGCCGCGACATCATCCCGGTTGCCCGAAACAAACGATCCGTTTTTGGCTTCGGCAAGGGTTTTGGCTTTGGTTGTCCCGGTAGGACGAACCATGAAGATAACTTTAGAGGCGGCGGCAGAACCCTCAACAACTGCCTTTGTCAGCCCCTCAAGGGAGCGCAGATCGCCTAGGTATTCCTCAACCAATCCACGGCCATAATCTTCTCCGTCAACACGGCTATAGCGAAGCGGGATGAACGGGCACTTATCAATAGGGAAGTAGCCCTCGCTATCGGGAACCATCATTCCGTTAATCTGCTGGTAAACTTCCCATTTCTTGTCTTCTCGGTGAACACAAGTGTAAAGGTCCACGCTTTTTTCGTGAGAATAATCCTCACTTTTGCCCTCTTTGGGGCGAAGAAGTTTTTTAGCCTCGTCGGGCAAAGCCGAAGGTGCTATGGTTTCTTTGGTAACAATATGAAGCACATTCCCAAAGGCATCCCGCTTTACGACGTAATTCTCCAACTTAAAGACCCGAAGACCACCATCCTCAGGGAAATAAAGAAGCGTATTGCCCGTGACAATAAGATGCTTAAGGGCCTCAAAAATCGGGACCCGAAGCGCTGAGGTTTCAACTTCTTTCATTACCGAGCGCTCAATCTCAGCCAGCGCCTTTTCAATTTCGGTTTTTAGCTTCTCATCCCCACCCATCTTTTTCAGCCTGTACTGATCAACCGCAAGCCTGAAGAACGGAGCGTTTGGCGGGAACAGCGCAAGCAACAGTTTTGCCGCTAGGTTGTTAACCCCCCGGGCTCCAATTCCCTGAAAAGGAGTCGGATAGATGGTTGCGTAGCTGTTGCCCTCTGGCGGGACCAAAGTTGGAATAGTCAACTCAGCGCATTCCCGCGCCCTTTCAAGGTAAGTCTGCCTTGGGGATTCTAGCTCGCTGTAAAGCGATGCGCCTGTTTTATATTCGTCCATATAGATTACTCTTCGTCCGTTATATCTTCAGAATTGATTTTGACAAACAATTCTCCGTTTTCGTCTTCGTAAAGTTGTATAAATCCTTCTTCCAGAAGGTATTGCAAAGCCGCAAGAATGTCATCCTCGCTAAACTTTGAAAAGTAACTGGCTCCGTTGTTTGCGCTCATTTGTTTTGGCTAAGGTAGGCTAGGGCGACGGCAAGATGAACAACAGCACCTTTTAGGCTGTCTTTTTCAACTCCTTCCTTTTGAAGGAGTGTCCTTACCCGTTCGTAGCAGATATTGTGTTTTACATTTCCATAATAAAAAAGGTCGCTTGCTTTAGAAGTCTGATCCGAAGCCAAAGAATAAGCCTTCCAAAAAAGCCAAGCATTTTTTGTTCCAATTACAAAGGCTATAAGAATTGATAAAGCGATTCTTTTCACGGCTTTACCTTTCCAGCATCCGAGGCGGCTCCCATGTCCGAATAAACAGGCAACTCAGGGTTGTTCAATTTTTCGTTAGAACACCCACTTAGCAAAAATCCAATTAAAAATATGTATTTCATATTAAATAAAATTTTGGAACAGTCTTATGATTTCTTTCGAAGAAGGGGAACTTATTGCTCCTTTCGGAGACAACAAGAACCCCGACCCCGACTTCTGGCATAATTTCCAGTCAGAGGCTTTGATGCGATCTCTGCCTCCTTCCGAAAAGTCTGGTCTTTGGCAAAGCCAAGCCAGCGTCATCGTCTGTTCCAAAATTTCTCATTTTAAGTGTACGAAGCCCATATAACTGGTTGTGTAACTCGGACTCTTAGCGTTGTTTGCGAAGCCGTAGCAAAGGTTAAATCTAATAATCTTGTAGTTAAATCATCAGGAATATCAAAGCTTGCGTTTATTGCAGTAACCAAGCATCTTGCTTCTGATGTTTGAGTAGACCCTAATCCAATAATTTTTTGAAATATAAGACTTTCAATACCCGGGTTATAGGCGCTTGACCCTGCAAGGCTAAAAGAAGACGCTCCAGCCGCAAGTCCAAACCAATAAATACCCCTATCAAAAACTAAATTTGTTGACCCTATCGTAACCCAAGTATTAGCCGTGGTCCCGGCACTAAATGAACCAGTTGCCGTGCTCGTTTTTGGTGTTCCGGGTAATCCATCTATACCCATTTCGTACCATCTAAAATAGTATGGAATAGCCGCCGCATTGGGCCAATACGTAGCTCCTCCTCCAGTTCGTACTTGGATGGAAGTTATTGTTATTTGTTTAGGAACAAGAATAGGAAATAAACAAAGGGTTTGATTGAGTATTGCTATTTCTGCCCCGGTTCCAGTAGAGTTACCAAGCCGAGGAGGAACGTTTATTCCAAACCTAGAAGGGGGAACTATTGTTTCTGGAAATACACCAGAAAGAAAATCTCTGTACAGAGGCATATTATATAATTTGAGTTACTTTTGCCGATCCAGCGGATAAATAGATTCCTCTAATTTCTCCTGTATATTTCTCAATTTCTAAATAATCTTTTGTGTCTAGTCTTACTGAATAATTTGAACTGCTAGGTGTGCCAGAACCATAAATAACATACAGAGTTCCCGGTCCTTCGTTGTAAATTGCAAGCAATTTTCTGGTTGCAGTAGCGCTTTTAATTAAAAAATCAACTGGAACTGACAAAACTACAGTATACGTAACCGTAGTTACAGTTGCTTCTCCAGTAGCACCCCTATCTGATACAGGTTGTGTTACGTCTGAATTGTCTACTTTAAGCGCTCCTCCAGCACTTACGTGAGCAATATGTTCTACGCTATTACTCCCGTCTTGGTGGCCTCCAATTTTTACAAATCTATTTGAAGTCGGAACTTGTCCATCAGTGCCTAATCCAGCCGCAATAACATCTACGTCTGGTTTTATTAAAGCCGTGTCAGCTTGAAGAGTAGTTACAAGCGCATTTAGCGTGTCCAGCTTCGCCTCAAGTTGATCCGTATTTAGATTAACGCTGTCGGCGTCAATACTGATGTTGTCCAGCTTGTCGATTACTTGCTGAACAGCGCCGGGAACCAATCCTTGCCTGAGATAATTGTGAATCTCGGCCTGAATCTTGGCTATACGCTTATCGTATACTTCTGTCCCTTTCGGGACATTGCTGTCTCCGAACAGATCAACTTGAGGCATATAGAACTTAGCTAGGGAGGTTTAGCCCGGTGTCGGTCCCGCCCGTCATATCAATGCGGAGGGCAGAACGTCCACGCCGAAGGGGCCGCAACCGCTGTTCGCCAGCGTCGCTACCAGCCGTCTCCATTGCCGGGGCCACCTTTTCAGCGGTGGGTGTCGGTGGAGGAGTCGGGGGAGGGGGCGGAGGGGGAGGCGGCGGGGGCGGGGGAGGAGGAGGAGGGCTAGACGACATACACATATATTTAGGTCTCTTTCGTTAAGATTGTTTCGTTTTGTTCTCTGAATTTCTCTCTTAATAGGCGCACAAGCGCACGCTGTCCAGCATAAAACCAAACTTCCCTGTCAGTAAAACTCAACTCAGGACACTTTTCGGGTATTCTGAACTCAAGTTCTTTTAGTAAAACCTCTGGAACAGGGGGGAATTTGTCTTCGTGGTCTGGCGTCCTAAAACTCATTGCTTAACCTCTGGCGGCAAGTCGTCTAACTCCTTAGACAGCAACCCTTTATCAATCTTGTGTTTAGTCTCAATAAGAGCCAGTAAGTTCCAAGCCGCCGCGACATCGTGTCTTTCATCTCTGTGCCCTTCTAGATGTTTAAAGATATGACGCAAGGCTGAATCTATATACCGGGAAAGAGGCTGTCCCTTTTCCCAATTCCTAGGGTTATATTTTTTAGCGCCTTCCTCGAGTTGCCGAGCAACCATATAGATGGCGTGGCACATCAAAAGGTCGTAGCGGCCCTTTCCGTCCCGGGTGTCCCTTTGGGACCCGGTGGAAAACTTTTGGCGCTCCCCGCTGTCTTTAACTGGACAATCGTTTACGGAACCCATAGAGCAACCTTTTTTGTTTTGAAGTTGTACTCGCCGTGGCGAAGGATACGAGCGCACCGAGCCTGAACAAGCGCCTCTCCCTCCCCAAACCCTGCCTTTTCAAAGGCGGCTACAACCTTAGGCCAAGACTCTTCCACGGTCTTAAACCCGTCCAAAAGGTCAGCCGCTTTTTTGGGGCCTATCCCGGGACACCCCGGGTAACCATCAGCTTGGTCCCCGGTAAGGGTTTGAACTAGAAAGTTGTAGTCTGCCTTTATTTCTGGCGTTTCAACAATCTTCTCTTCAGGGTGGTTCCAGTTGTAGGAAAGCCCGGGGATCGTATTAAAATCCTTATCCAAACTTACTATGATCTTTTCCACTCCCTTCTCAGGAGTTGTAGCCCAGAGACCGATAATATCGTCAGCTTCAAGAATATGAACCCATCTAGCTTTGTGCTTAAAGATTAAGTGCTCCTTAACCTCTCCTAAAACCATTGGCTTTCGCTGTGCCTTTCGGTGCTCTTTGTACGGCGGATAGATAACCTTTCTAAAGTTGTCTGGTCCAGAGACAGCCAACAGCATTTCGTCAGCTTCAATCTCTTCCTTTAGGTCCGCTAGGAACACGTCAACCTTCTGCTTTGCCTCTTTTGCGTCAGCGTGCAAA